GATATATGATTAAAAAAAATAAAAAAGTTTCAAGCTTAGAAAAAGTAATAAAAGAAACTATAAATGAAACACAAGATTGGTGTATTAATACTTGGTCAAACTTTAGAGATTTAAACAATTATTGGGTTTTAAGAGATGAGGCATATAGTACACAAGAAACCAAAGATATTTTAAAATTTAAGACTTTAAAATTAAAATGGATAAAAACCTATAATTTTCATAAAAAAAATGGTAGACATAGTATAAACAAACCACAGATATGATTTTATTAGTAGATGCAGATAGTTTAATCTTTGCGAGTTGTTATCGCAAAAGAGAAACACCAGATGATGAAAAGTACTACACCGATATAGAGGATAGTAGAAACAAGTTTGACCAGCAGTATATGAAGATTGTAAATGATCTTGAAGAAAAATATACAATAGACAAAGTATTATGTTTTAGTGGTTCAAAGGGTAACTTTAGAAAACTAATAACAAAGAAGTACAAAGCCAATAGAAAGAAACAAGAACTGCCACCTCTTTTAAATGAGATGCACCAATTTGTAAAAGACCAATATGATAGCATATGGGGTTATGGTATTGAAACAGATGATATGGTTGCTAGGTACTGGAAACAGATTAGTGATGATATTGGTAGGGATGAGGTTATGATAGTCAGCATAGATAAAGACTATAAACAGTTTCCTTGCTTGATGTATAATTATCACTACAAGCACCAGGTTGTATTAGACATAACAGAAGAAGAAGCTATGTACAATTTCTATGAGCAAATGATTGTAGGTGATACTGCTGACAATGTAAACTACTTTAAAGGTAAGGGTGTTAAGTTTGCAGAAAAGCATTTTAAAGATTGCAACACAAAATACCAATATACAAGAAAGCTATACGAATTATTTAAACAAGAATACAAAGGTAAAGCAAGGCAAAAATATACAGAGTGCTATCACCTTTTAAAATTAAGAACAGAATGAGGCAGTTTAAACCACTTAAAGGGCAGAAACACCTAAAGCCAATAAACAAAAATCAAAAGGCAAGAAAGAAGCTGCAAAGAGCAACTAGAGCAGAAGAACAAAGAAAGCCAAGAATAAAAAGAAACGGAATACTAATAACAAAATATATGAAAGATAAAATAGTAGAAGACTTAAAAAGAGAATTTGATATAAGAAGTTGTGTAGGAATAGACAAATACAAAACAACCTTACAAGACAATAACAAAGATGACTTTTTACAACACTTAAAAGAAGAATTAATGGATGCAGCTTTATACATCCAAAAACTACAAAGCAAATAATATGCAAAACGAATTAAAAAAATTAGAAACACCAGATGAAGTAAGTGAGTTGCTTATAAAATTATCTGGAATGGATATATACAAAGAAACAAGAAAAACAGAATATGTAGAACATCGCTCTTTTCTTTGTCATATACTAAGAAACAAACTAGATATGAGATGGGTAAGCATATCTAAATTTATAAAATCAAAGGGTAAATCTTATGATCACGCCACCGCAATACACGCAAACAAAATGTACCCTATCTATAAACAATCAAGATTTGATTACTATGATAAACTAGAAAGTAATTTTATAGTAAGATCACAATTGCAATACAGCCAACTATCAAGATTAGAGATAATAGAAAAAAAACACGAAGCACTAGAAAAAGATTATTTCAAAGCAATAGAAAAACTAAACAAACTTACAAAAGAAAGTAGCCTTACATATAATGAAAAGAAATACAGAAACCTAGAAGAAGAACAACAAACAATGTATGATGAACGTGCAGCTTTAGTGTTAAGGTCTTTTGAATGGAAACAAACCAATAGTGAATACGAAATAATAAACTGTGCAACTTAAAAACAGAATGGCTATTTATGCAAACACCAAAAGACAATATAAAAGAATTAAATGTTACATTAGATAAATTATATAATAATGAGTATCAAATAAATATTCATTTTTCAGATAAACCATATACTTTTTGTGTTTTGTTAAAAGATAGAAGTAATAGAATAGATTGCAAATTATCATCTTGGAGTGCTAATCTATGGACAAGAACAAAATCTGGTATGGAGTATAAAAAATATAAAAGAATACAAGATTTACAAACTGCATTAAAAAAAGAAGTAAAAAGAAAAATTGAAACAAATGGAAATATAACTTTTAGTTTGTCAAAAGAAATTTATTATATATAAAAAACAATGAGCAAGAAACTAATACAAAAGCTACAACAGCTACTAGACAAACTACCAAAGGGTAAAGAAAGAAAAGCAATAAGAGAAAGACTGTTAAACTTAAAGCTAAATAAAAACAAAGTTTAATTACGTTATATAATTGAATAAACAAATTTGTATCAAATGGATAAAAGAAAAAATAACGGTGGTGTAAGAGAGGGTGCTGGTAGACCAAAGAAAGCAGATGAACTTAAACTTATTGAAAAGCTAGACAACCTTATAGATAATGATGAGGTAATTAAAACACTTGGTAAACAGATCTTAAAAGGTGATAGTCGTGCTATGTCATTATACTTTGGTTACAGATATGGAAAGCCAAAAGAGAGTGTAGATATAACATCATCAGATGGGTTTAATATTAACTTTAAAGACATCATCAAATTTAAGTGATAGACATTAACACAAAGTATGAACCTATCCAAACATCAGATGCCAGGTATTATATTGTAACTGGTGGGCGTGGTTCGGGTAAGTCGTATTCTATAAACTTGCTTTTATTGTTGCTTACTTTTGAAGCTGGGCATACAATTCTATTTACAAGGTTTACACTATCGAGTGCATACATTTCTATTATACCAGAATTTATAGACAAGATAGAAACACTTAAACTACAAGACTATTTCCATATCACAAAGGATGAGATACGGAATAAGCTATCTGGTAGCAAGATAATCTTCAAGGGTATTAAGACATCAAGTGGTGATCAAACAGCCAACCTAAAGTCTCTTACTAATGTTACAACTTGGGTAATGGATGAAGCAGAAGAACTACAAGATGAAAACATATTTGACAAGATAGATTTAAGTGTAAGAGACTTAAAACAAAAGAATAGAGTAATACTTATTTTAAACCCAGTTACAAAAGAGCATTGGATATACAATAGGTTCTTTGAAGATAAAGGTGTAATGGATGGTTCTAATGCAACCAAAGGGAATACAACCTATATACACACAACTTATTTAGATAACATAGAAAACCTATCTAAAAGCTATTTAGAACAAATAGAAAACATCAAGAAACGCAGACCAGAGAAATACAAACATCAGATGCTAGGTGGATGGTTAGCAAAAGCTGAGGGTGTTATATTCTCGAACTGGAAGATAGGTGAATTTAAAAAAGTAGGTGTAAGTGTGTATGGTCAAGATTATGGATTTGCAGCAGATGAAAATACTTTAGTAGAAACCAACATTGATAGCACAAACAAAATAATCTATTTAAAGGAGTGCTTTTATCTCAAAGGTCTTACCACATCACAGATATCTGAACTTAACCTTAAACACGCTAATAATAGTCTTATAGTAGGTGATAGTGCAGAACCAAGATTACTACACGAACTTAAAGCAAAAGGTTGTAATGTAGTCAAAGCAATAAAAGGTCAAGGATCAATTACATATGGCATAGCCTTACTACAAGATTATGATTTGATAGTTGAAGAAAACAGTATCAACTTGATAAAAGAACTAAACAATTATTCTTGGCTTGAAAAAAAGTCAAAAACCCCACAAGATCTGCACAACCATATTTTAGATGCAATTAGATATGCAGTATCATATCAACTACAAAACCCAAATAGGGGCAATTACTTTATCTCATAAAAGTTATTAAATTATTTGTTGGTATGTTATTTATTTGTATATTGCGGTATATTAATTTAACAAAACAGATATGAAAGAGATAATAAACAATTTAGAATATGTGATTGATGACATTGAAGCAAGGATATATAACAGCCTTGATAGAGATGAGGTGTGTATGCTTACAAGAGCAAAGCAAGAAGCTACTGCAACACTTACTACATTAAAATATATAAACCAATAAGCAAAAGGTGGGGGTTATCCGCTAACTCTAATACTTGGTCGTTGCGAGGTTACATAGGAGGCTACCCACTTTTTTTTAAAAACAAAACAGATGAAAGAATTAATAAACAAAATTTTAGTAAAAAGAAGCATCAGACCTTATAAGATCATAGCTTTAAGCACTGGTGTAATTGTAGAACATTACCGTAATGGTAAACTTAAAACAGAATATTATGAGTAAACTAGCAGGAATAATAGAAACGTATATTAACGGAAATATAACTATTGCCAAAAACCAATTTAGATATTGGAGAATAGATAAAGTGCAAATTATAGAATGCACTGAATTATTTGGTATACGAAAAACTATAAAAATATTAAAAGATATAGGCTTATCAGATATGTATATCATTAATTCATTTCACGATTTTGATAGGCAAAACATTGATGAAGCAAAAGAAATTTTATTAAATAACTTTTATTAAAAACAGAATATTATGGATTGGTATAGCCAAGAAGAACACA